TGACCTGAATAAGTAGAGGAGATTGATTGTGTAATAAAATTTGCCATTTTTTAAAAATTTATTTATAAGACGATTTTAAAATATTAAGGATTGCAGCACCTAATTCATCCACTACTTCAGTTTTAGCTTCAGGATTAACAACATCCTCTTTAGCCTCTAAGGGCTTTCTTGATGCTTTCGCTTTATCCAATTCTTTCTTTAATTCTGCTAACTCGCTATCTTTAGCTGTTAACTCAGCTTTAATTGAATCCATTAGCTCAGCTTTGATAGACTCAACATCAACTGCATCCTGTGGCTCTTCAGTTACTTCTTCTTCAACTTCTTCAACCTCTTCAACAGATTCTTCAACAGTTTCTTCAACTGCTTCTTCTTCTACTGCTTCAGCTTTAGGAGCTAATAATTCAGAAACATAAGCCTTTAGTTGGTCTAATAGACCTTCTTTTTCAGACATATTCACGTTATTTAATTGATTTACATAATTAGATGGTACTTTGTACCCTTTCTTGGCTAACTCTTTAGGACTAGCATAAGCAGCTATTGCCATTGCACTCTCTATACTACCTATAAAATTATACTCTTTAGCCTCTTCAGCAGTTAACCATGTTTCAGCCTTCATCATGTCCTGAATAGTAGATAATTCTAGACCTGTTGAATTAGCGTATATTTTAGCAAGTTTCAAGTTGATTTTATCCATTAACTGAGCCTGCTTTTCTAACTCCTCTTTATAATCTCTAATCTCATCACTATTCATTCCCTCCATAGATACTACTGGCATCCATGCATTGTGGATCATAAAAAAACTGTTTTCACTCATAACAGGTAACTCACTACCTGATAAAGCTATGATTGTAGCAGCACTAGCAGCTAAACCTTCAATCTTTACAGAAACATTATAAGAAGAGTTTTTAAGAAAATCGTAAATAGCAAGAGCATCAAAAACAGAACCACCTCCACTATTTATAGTAAGTTCTATATTTTTAGAACCTGATACCTTAACCTCATCAATAAAGCTTTTAGCATCAATCCCAAAAGAACCTATTTCCTCATCTATTGAAATAGATAATTTGTTGTTAATTGAATTACTTATATTATACCAATTCATACTACAACAATAAATAATTGTAGACTAATTGGTCTATAAAAAAATTATATAAAAAAAAAGAGGACTATAAAAGCCCTCTATAAATAACCCTAAAAATTAACACTTGCAAAAGTAGATACTAATATAATAATTTACTTTTGTAAAACAATCTTTATAACCAAATTTACAGAAATATCATACTTTACAGATAGGTTATAATAAATATCCTTCATCATCATTAATGGATTCTTTCTCATTATATGATAGTCATTAACAACTGCTAAATTTCTAACTGCTTTCTGATTAATTAATCCTGTGCTCAGTAGTAGTTCTGTTGCTTGTTTAATATCATTTGCTTTGTTAACAATACTAAATAAAGTTTGATTTAATACATTTTCCAACTCTCTAGCCTCTGCTTCCAAAAGTTTATTATTCTCCTTTTGCACCTGCCACATGAAATCTTAAAGTTTGGTTCAACATTCTCTTTAAATAATTCTGATAAATATTCAAGGCTTTTAGAACATGGAAACATTTTACCATGAGTTTTAATTATAGCCTCTTTTATGTCTAACCTTTGCAAGTGGTCTAATTTTTCTAAGTTTTTATTTATGTCAAAATCTACCATTTTCCCTTAGGGCATTTCTCATCTTCCCATATTGTTTTATCTATTAATGCACATTTACAGATATTACATTGTGATACACCTTGTTTTTTAATAAATAGAAATCTAAAGTTATCTTTTTTATTTGTGCATCCATTACAGATTTCTAATCTGTTTAATTTCTTTTGATAACTCGCTAATTCACTACTTATATTCTTTGCCCATCCAAATAAATTAGTAAACCACATATTCTAAATATAATAATTTTATCCAAATGTAGCCTCTGATTGAATATTGTTAACTCTTGCAGCTTGGCTAATTGTATCTGTTGCGTTATTCACAACTTGAATAGCACCTACTGAATCAGCAACAGCTTGAGAGATTTCACTTCTTAAATTACCTATATCTAAACTAGTAGAACCTGCTAAACCACCATTAGCAAAACCAAAATTACTAAAAGGTTGAGGTTTGTTTGTTCTCATAGCCTCTAAAGCACCTACTAAACTACTACCTCTTTGAGATTCAAGTACATTTTTAGGTACTACATATTCACCCTCATGAACTACCCCTGCTCTCTTAAACCCACTACTGTCAGGAGAGCCATAACCATCACCTGTAAAACCACCTTCAGCAAATGATTGAGATGCTATTATACCTACTTGTGATGCAGTTTTAGCAGCAACCAAAGCTAAAGCAGCAATACCAGGAGGAGTAATTGCTCCTACACCTCCTAAACTAGCTATTGTTTTACCTATTGCTACTGCACCATTTGCAATAGTTGTAGCAATATCTATTCTTTTTTGACGTTGGAAAGCCTTTTTTTCAATTGCCTCTCTTTGTTTATCAAATTGCTCTTGTGATATAATTCCCTGCTCTAATTTAGCATCTAAACTAGCTAACTCTAAATCTTTTTCTCTGTTAACCCTAGCTTGTGAAACCTCTGATAATAGGTTAGCAGTTTCTTGAGCAAAATCTAGTTGCTGTTGCCTTATTGATAGTCTTTCTTCATCATCTTTAACCTTATCCTCTTCTTTTCTTTGTAATTTAAGAGCCTCTTCTTCTGCATCAAATTTAGCATCAATTGCTATCTTTTCATTTCTTTTAGCTTCTTCTGTTGCCTTACTTAAATCTACTTGCTTTTTAGCTGCCTCTCTTGCAATATTTAACTTTTCATCCTCTATCTCTCTTTCAGTTTGTAGAGTAGAAATCTTTTTAATATTTAAAGCCTCTTGTTCTAACTTCTCTTTATTAGATATTGATTTTTGTGTATCTCTATCAATAGTTTCTTGATTTTTCTTATTTTCTGCCTCTTCCTTTTTTCTTCTTTCATTAGATTCTTTTTCTAGTCTTAAAGTTTTATTCTTTTCAACTCTTTTTAATCTTTCAATTTCTGCTAAATCTTTTTGTAAACCCTGCTCTATTTTAAATTCTGTTAAAAGCTCATTTTGTATATCTAATTGAGCTTGTTGAGTAGTTAATTTATTTTTTTCAAATTGTAATTGAGATTCTGATAAATTACCTTCTTCAATCTTTTTTTCAATAAATTCAATTCCACTCTTAGTTAAATCTCTACTTAATTCTAAAGAGGTTACCTGAGCATCTAATAATTCTTTATCAGTAGCATTTTGTAAATCCTTTCTATTTTTTATTCTTTCAAGCATTTCATTTTGAAACTTAATCTCATCTTTTCTGATTTGCTTTATTCTTTCAGGTAGTTTACTTTCAAATGCTTGTTGAGTAAGTTCCGCTGTACTTTTACCTAAATTAGATAGTGTATTTAATGTAGTTGCAGTAAAATCTAGTAAACTCCTTATACTTCTACTTATACTATTGTCACCATCTTCTAATGATAATATAAACCCTTCCCATGCACTAGTAACCCTATCCAAATCACCGCTTAATGTATCTCCTGTGATTTGTGCCATTTCTGATGCAGAACCATTAGCATCATTTAAAGATGTTGTTAAGGCTCTTACTTCGCTTTCTGTACTAGATAAAATAGTTGCTACTACTGCATTTTCTTTGCCAAATATCTCAGTAGCTTTTGCAGTTTTATCAGTTGCTGAATTAATTTCAGCCATAGCACCCTCTAATGTTTTACCCTCTTTTGCAAGTGTTAAAAATACGTTTCTTAATCCTGTACCTGCTTTTGATGCTTGTACGTTTCTATCTACTAATATTCCTAGTAATCCTGTTGTTTCCTGAACAGATAAACCTGCCTCTGCCGTTACTGGTCCAATGTTAGCCATCGCAACCTCAAACTTATTTAAATCTAATGCAGAACTAGTAAAACTTTTAGCCATTACATCAACTAATTCTTGAGTATCTTGAGCCTCTAAACCAAAAGCATTAAGAACTCCAGCAGCTACACTAGAAGATTGAGCTAGGTCTGAGCCTGTTGCCTCTGATAGTTGTATAATAGCTTCTGTTGATGCTAGTATCTCATCAGTAGTGAAACCTAACTTTGCTAACTCCTCTTGTAACTGACCTACTTCCGTGGCTGTTTTTCTTGTAGTACTTCCTAATGTTTTAGCAGAATCTGATAAGGCTTTAATTTGTTCATCTGTTGCCCCTGTGATAGCCTCAACTCTTGCCATCTGTTGCTCAAATTCTTTTATAGTATCAAAAGCACCTTTAACAAGCCTAACTAATTGTTGGATAGCAAACAATCCAGCAAAACCTGCAACAATACTAGTACCCATTTTTCTAAATGATTTTCCTAATCTAGTAGTAAAACCATCAATACCTAACATCTCCTGTCTAGTGACTAGTAATTCCCTTCTATGAGCTTTTAACCCTGTGTTAATCTTTGCAATTGCAGCACCATATTGTTTAGTGTTTATAGTGCCATCTTTTAACTGCTTATTAAGTTTAGTTCTTTGGATTGTTAACTTTTTAACCTCAGTTTCTAAACCTGCTAACTTCTTTTTTTGTACTTCAGTACCTTTTAATTCAACTTTAAAAGCTATTGTTTTATCTGCCATATCTATTATTTAAAAACTGGTTCTAATAGTCCAGTTATTGGGTCTTCGATTAATACTTCTATAAGTGTAGAACCATCTTCAACATAAATCGGTTTTAATAAATCAGGATTATTTCCACTATCAACATCTACACTATTATTACTTATTTGCGTAGGATCAACTGCAACACTTCCTAAATTTTCAAATTTAAATAAACTAACTTTTGTTAAGTTATTATTTAAAGGGTTATAGTCAATTATCTTTTCAATCAAATAATAACCTTTAACAGTTGATGGTTGATTAATATAAATTAATTTCCTAAAATCTAAATTTTGTATATCACTACTATTTAAATTAAACATAGCAATTAATCTACCTCCTTCTTCTATGTTTTTAAACATATTAGAATAATATGTAGCAAATAAACCATCAGAACCTGAAAAGCTTAAATTAATATCTGTTGGGATTGAATTATATTCTTGAAAAATACCATAAGGAATAGTTTCAGTTGTAGAGCCAAAATAAGTAAGTTTTTTAAAACTTAAAGATGAGCCTAACTGTGTACCATATTTAAAGGAATATATTTTAGCGTTATATCTTTTAATTTTCTCTGTTGGTTTAGTTTCACCACCAAATGCACTCCATAACCTTATAGTTATAGGCTGTTGCTCTGGAATAATAGGACGATTATCATAACCATAAGCAATATTACTATATGATGCAGAAAATAAACTTAAACTAATAGTATCTGTACCCTCTACAAATCTATTAGGCAAAGTATGTTTATAAGTAGCGTATTCTCGTTTATTAGCATCTTGCCAGCCTTTCAACCATTCATCATTCTTTAGTTCTTTGTATTTAAATTCAATATTTCTTTTATAAGAACTTACATAGTCTATTTCATAATCATTAGAAATGTCTAACTTATTGCTCCAATCTAAAGATTCAGATTCTGCTTTAAAAAAGGTATCACGAGGCTCTAAATAAACAGTTTTACTTTTAATATCAGTCCAAAAATAGATATTAAACATTCTACTAAAATCATTTATAACATTTAAAAGAGTTACTTCTTTAGGTATAACCTCTGCTATGTTATAGGTGTCTCCCTCTTCGATTTCTTGTTTTCTAAAAATATTAAAATGAGTTCTTTCATCTCCTGAATTAGGCTCAACATTATAAGTAGATGCTAAACCATCACTAAATAGACTAGAATTGATATAAACACTTATTTCATCTCCTGCCTGTAAACTTTCTTCTAAAGGAATAGCTATTATACTACCACCTCCAGTACGCTTACTAAAAGCATTATCATCTTCTAATACTGTACCAACTCCAATAGATGTTAAAGAAGTACCGTTTTTTACTATTTTAACCCTTCCTGCAAGTACATCTAAATTACATATTACTTCTATTTCATATCTACCTGTTTGAGGTACTGTGTAAACTCCTGTTGTTGTATTAAAATTGCTATTACTATCAGTTTCTACACTATCAAAAATTATCCTTCTATCGCTATTTATAGCAATTAATTGATTAGTAGACCTTTTAACAGTTGTTTTAGTGTCTTCAAAATCAGCATCAGTTACTCTAAAATCTATATCAAAATCACATACTAACTTATTAATTTTAGAATCATCTAAAAAACTACTTTCTACATTAAAGTTTAAACTATTTAACCCAGTTATTATTATGTTTCTGAGGTAGTAAACAGGCTTGTAACTACTATCTCCACTTCTATCAATAAATGGGTAAGCATGATCATAAGTAGTATAAGTATTTTCATTTGCTAATTTAATATTAGCCTTATTATAAACTTCTGGGCTATTTTTAAAAGTTAAATCTTGTATCTTCTTTTCAGCAGCACCTTTAACCCAGTCAATATTATTACCATAAAATACTAATTCAAAGCTATCTAATTCAAAACCATTATAAACCTTACTAACTTGAACAAAACCCTGTTCAATAGGATTATTATTTACAAGTATTACACATGGTTTTTTATTTAACGAATCTCTAAAATCTTTTCTAGAATTAATATTATCTACACTAGATAAAAGATTAGAGTTATTTTTTGTATTAGGTACTTTAAAACTTTTAGTAAACGTTCCTGTTCTTGCTTGTAGGTTATCTAAATTAACTATCCCTTTATTTATAGCTAAAGGGAAATCATTAAAATTAGTTAAATCTAAATCGCCTAATACATTGTTATCAGTATCTGTTATTCTAATAATTACCTCATTCATCCTCTAATTCCTTTTGTAGCATTAGCAAAACTGTAACTTAAAACAAACTGTATCGGCATATCTTTCTCATCAGTTTTTAAAATAGTACCATCATCTATAATAATAGGAAAATAATATCCATTTATTTCTACAAATGCCTTTTTATTAACCAACATACTACTCAACCAATGATAATCATCTCTACTAATAGACCTACTAAAAGCCTTAAAACTGCTCTTAGAAACATTTTCTAAAACTGTTAACCCTCTAGCATCACTAGAATAAGTTAAGCCTAAAGGCTGATTGTAAGTACTTGCTTTATGCTTAATACTTTCCTGAACATTACCCTTAAAAGTATAACTGTCTTGTTTACCGTAATTATTTACCCAATGTATGCGAACATCCTGACTACATGAATCAACTATATTAAATCTCTTTGTTTCACTCATATCGCCATCATCATTAATTATCTTAATAGTATAATAAGCAACATTAGTTAAACTAACTCCTGAATTAATTAAGTTTTTAGTTCCAACTGCTAAAGTTAAATAAGTACCAGTTGGTATTGTTACATAGGCACTATCCCAATCAGGTATATTAATGTTATCTGTATTTAAAAGAGCATCTGAACTATCATATGTTAAAATTTCTAGTTTAAAGTTTTTACTAGCCACCCCTGCATGTGATAAAATACCGATAAACTCATCTTTATCTAATTCAATACTTTTTGTTGATGGTGAATCTGTTAAAAACTTTTTTGTTACCCCTGTTAAAGTGTAATCAGATTGATTAAAAGTAGCATAATCTAAATGAGATGTAATTAAATTAATAACTAATATAGCAGTAGTAATAAGCTCATAGCTAGAGTTATTTGCGTCATCAGGATTGTAATCAGTTACTAAAACACCACCAGACTCAGTTACTTCATATATTTTTAATTCAACAGATTTTTGACTGTTAACAGGACTTACAACACCTGAAGAATTAATTGCTACTAAATCAAAATCTAAATTTGTTTTACAAATCTCAGAGGCATCTAAAGTAAAGTTAACAGAACTCCCTGCATCTAATTGTACGCTTATTGCAGAAACCCTAACACTATTTATAACAACCTCAACTATACAATATTTTAAATCAATATGATTACTACTCCATTTATAGACAATTGGTCTATACGCTGAATTTATTCCGCTAGGTGTTGATATTATACTTATTGCCATTACTTATTATTTTTATTAAAATCTTTTACTATTGTAGCTATTGCATCATCATAGCCTTCAAATACTTGCTCTTCTAACTCGTTATAAACGTCATTTAATTCGTTATCAATAACAAAATCTATAAACCCTTTACGCCTCCCATTATTACTAAATTTAAAACTTCCTTTAGTTGGTATTCCCTCCTTATGTATAGTATTTTGAATAGCAAAAGCCATGCTTTTAACTTCTTTATCTCCACTCGCAATAGCTTTTCTTTCTATCCATTCTACTAAAACATTAATAGGTACTTTCTTACCTCCTGTTTTTCTACCTTCATTAACATAGATACCATACTCATCCATTAGTATCTCAATCACTATGCTATTAGGTAATTCAATTACTCTTTGTTCAAAACTGTTAATTAAATTACCAGTAGCCTTATGCCCTTGACCTATTAACTCTTTTTGTAAAGATGCTATAATTAATTTACCAACTTTTTTAAAATCTACCATTAGTAACTAAATGAACCTAATGTGCAATTACTATCTAATTCTACTGTAATAGTGTATGTTGATTGTACTAGCTTATCATTGTGAACATCATGAGCTAAGAAACCACTTAAAGCAGTATTATTAACAATACTAAAACCATTAGAGCCGTCTATATTTCTTCTAATAACTTCTGCTATGTATTGATCTAGAATATTATCTATTTCGCCTTGCTTTTGTTGTAAGCTTTTAACCTTTCTTTCTGCTGTGTTATAATCCCCATAACAAAATATGTTAAATGTAAATTGCTTATTTCGTGGAAGAAAATCATTATTATTAGCACCTCTTTCAAAGTTAGGAGTAGAATTAATTAATATCATTGGATAGGCTTTATTTTGTAAAGCTCCATTGATTCTGCTTACCCTATCATAAACAAAGTAATTTACAGAGGTAAAAGCATCTGCAACCGTTTTAAACTCGTCTATTATATCTTTAAATAATGCCATAATTATAAAATTGCAAAGAAATCACCTCCACTAGTATCTACTGAACTTGATAAGCCTTTTATCTCTGTTCTATCTAATGTTAAGTTACCACTAGCACTAGTTGCTCTTACGTTAATAGTACCTGCACTATGCCCAGTATCAGCACTAATTGCACCTGTTGCTACTTGCCTATTAACATTATGAGTAGTAAAAGTTCTATTAGTTCCTGTTGGTATTTGTTGAGTAAGAATAACATTTACACAACATGAGGTAGTCATAATTAAAGAATCTTCTTCTACTGTTATATCTCCACTATGAGGGCTTGGTTGACCTCCTGTTCTTTGTGATGCTCCTACACCTCCTGAATCTGTAAAGCTTCTAATATGAACACTAACACCATTCCAAACACTATTATTAAAATTAACTGTTAGTGTATTACTTCCTGTTGGAGGATTCTCTAAATAATAAAAAGCCATTCTTTGACCTAAACCACCTCTATTGATTTGATACAATTGAGTCATAGCCTGACCTCCATACGTAGCTCCTGTAAAACTACGGTTATTAGTCATAGAAAGTTGGACTATTATCAATCCATCACTACCTGTATTTTGAGTATGAGTATAGTTTTTAGAACTACCTCCAGGAGTAGCACTTGAGTTAGTTGTATTTCCTTTAGTAGGTACTGCCATTATAACTGATTTATATTAGTAATTTCAGTTAAACTTAAACCCTCAATGCTATCTGTTTGAGTAGCTGCTTCATTTACATATTCAGTAGTTGCAAAAAATGTACTTATTGAAACTAATCCTAAACTTAACTTAGTCCTATTTTCCCCTATAAACTTGCCTAAAGTACTATCATAATCTTCATTAATTTGATTAATTACACTTGTATCAGTAGTATAACCTACATCTGTATATTTAAGATTATCAGTACCCTCTAATTCTATTTTTGAAATAATTGTTATCATTTTAAGCTTCTTCTTTAATTGCGATTACATCCCATTTAGTGTCAGTATCATTGTAAATGCAACCTATGTATAACTTTTTGCTAACTGTTGTAGTAGTTGGTAAAGTAACACCTATCGCAGTAAATATTGCATTAAAACTAATTGACCTAGCAGAACCATCATCTTTAATTCTAATAATTAACTTTTGCCCCTGTACTGGCGTTCCTGTTGGAGCTTCTATTGTTAACCCTTCAGCCTGTGCCGTTATTACTGCAAAATCTGTACTATCAGCATCTACTGTTAATGTTGCCGTTGATGACGTTGACGTACTTATAGGATCAATAAGTGTTTTTCTTTTAATGCTCTTTTTATTACCTGAATCTGCACTATCCTCAATAATAAACTCATCAGCATTTGCTACTGTTGTCTTTTCAGTTATTGCAGTTATCTCATTAGCAGCGTTTACATGTACTGCATTTGCATCACTTGTAGCAGGTAAATCTCCTATTGTAATTTTCTTTTTATTGTTACTATCAGCAGCATCTTCTATTAAAAGAATATCACTAGATGTTGGAGTAGCTTTTGCAGTTATTCCGTTTATCTCCCCTCCTGTATTTACATGAACCGCATTTGCATCAGTACCACCACCTGAAGAAACATCAATATAACCTCTTACAGTAGAATATAAAGCATCTATATCACCAGTACTAGGACTAGTAACATCAGCAAAAGGAATACTTATGTAAACCTGTCCTCTTTGGTTACCGTCATCATCTGAATCATCATAGATATTAATGTTATTACCTCTTTTAAGTAGCTTAACATTGTTATGCTTAATGTAAGTTACTGCTCCTGCGAAATTAATCTCGATTCCGCTTGTTAAATTAGTTATCGTTGCCATCAGTCAATATATCCTCTTATAGTTGTGTATAAATCATTTAAATCTGTTGTAACAGGGCTTGTAACATCTGAATGTTTAACCTTCAAAGCATCTGCACCTCTTCTGTTTTCTGAGTTATCGTAGATAGAAAGAGTTAAGGAACTCTTAATTAATTTTACATTACCATACTTAATAAAGTAGGTATCACCTCCAGCATCAACTATCTCGATGCCATCTGTTTTATTAGTTATTGTAGCCATATCTTTTTATTTGTATAGCTTATGTTGGATAAAGTAAATATAAAAAAAAAGAGTCAATATTTTTGACTCTCAATTTTTTTTGTTAAAGAACTACCTTTTATTTATCAATCTCCATGCTATATTTATCAGTACAAATATTAATAAAAACAAAATAGGCGTCAATCTTTTAACTTTAAAATATTATTAATTTGTCTAAAATCATTCAATATCTGTTTATAGTTTTTAGCCTCAAATCTTTCTACAACACCATCTATTAAATCACTAACCTCATCAATCTGAATCTCTATCATTTTAATAGCATCTCTAATCTCTTTAGTCTTTTTAGATGCTTTTAACTTATAAAGGTCATCTAACATAGTATCATGCACCTCTTTAGATTTCTCTATAAGCTCAGGCATTTCTGCAATTGCTTTTGTTTTTAACTGCTCTTGCTCTTTTACTTGCTTAATCTGTGCCTCTCTTTGACTAATTAAACTCTTTTTAAAATCTAATTCATTCTGGAGTCTGTAAGCCTTATCAACATCATCTAAGCTATGATAAATTAAATCCCCTTTGCTATTTACGGTATGTTTTGTTAAATGTTCGATGTATTGCTTTAAAAAGTTAACCCTCTTTTTATAGTTCTCTAACTCTTCTTCTAGTTTTTGGATAGTTGCTAACATTGTTTAGTTTTTTTTTATTAGTTCATACTTTGCAGCCTCTGGTATGCTACCTATGGCTATTTGCCATCCCATTAAATCTTCTCCTATGTCTATCAGTTCTTCTTCGTTATCTGTTTCTTTATGGACTAAAAAAAAATAGTCTATATCTTCATCCATGTAATAAATGTTTTTATAATTATTAAAATTGTTACTCCTATTAATGCTAGTTTATAAATCATTTTCTATGCTCACAAATAATGTTACTATCTATTAATATTTTAAAACCTAACTTCTGCATATCAGTAAATATAAAAGTATCACTAAAAGCCTTTTTATTTAAATCTAAATCAACTCTAAAATAAACAAGTTCTAGAGCCTCCCTTCTAAATAAGGTGCATCCTATTCCTGTTGCCGTTATTTTTGCATCAGGGTCAACTAAAATCTGATTAAGAGGTAAAACACCTTGCCCCATTATTTCATAACCATGCGAACGTTCTAAAAGCTTTTCACTTCTAACTGCTCTATAATCACTAGTTGAGGTTAAACATAATGTAGGCTCTCCTCTCATGATTTCATAGGTACAGGTAACTGCACCAGCTCCTGAACATTCCGCATAGCTTACAAGCTTTTCTAATATGCACTCACCTGTAAATACATCAGATTCAATCATCATTAAATAGTCATAATCACCATTTAAAAAGTATTCTCTTATGATGTTTTGATGTCTTGCAAGTTCTTCTCTAAAATCACCTTTTAACGGCTCATGAATAGCCTTAATACCTCTTTTGTGAAACTCTTTGATGTGATTCTTATCCTTGCTATTATCTACTACAAAAATATCGTACAATGGATAAGTAAATGATGTTATTTGCTTTACAAAATCATCTAAACAATAATCTTTTGCTGATGATGTAGGAAAGCCTATTAGTATTTTAGGATAGGTCATAGTATGTTTCTCCGTTAATATTAACTAAGCGGTTTTTATGATTTATTACAGAATCATACATAAATTTATATTGCTTTACTAAGTTTTCTTGTTGTTTATAAAAGTCATCTGAGTTATTAATTATACGCTGGTAATAATCTTTTTTTGATAAATAAGAATCTGTTTTTATAATTTTCCAATTATAAGAATTAAAGTTTATAGTTTCTACAAATAATCTTTTGTTCCAGTAAGACGGACATTTTTTTAAATCTTTGTTGTAAACAAGTTCAACCTTTATCTGTTTATCAAACTGCTTTAGTATTGAATCTGTATAGTTTTTTATCATACCTATATTAGGTTTAAAATAAACATTGCGAATACTGAAAACATAATTATTAATACTGAAATAAAATCTCTGTTAGTCATCTTGTTTTGTTTTTAAAATTTACACTAATATAATAATTTTTTAAAACACTTATAGTTTATCTAACATTTTATCAATTAACCCCTCATCATTATCGAAATCTACAACCTCTGCCCATTGTTCCTTACTGTCAAAATGAATAATTGAAATCTGTACAAAACTACTAGTAACTGCTACTATCTGATAATGCTTATAAGCTCCTGATATTTCCCAATGATAAAAAGCACATGCAGCTAGTATATCATCGAGCAAATCATTCCTATTCATCTTTTACGTTGCTTTTTCATAGCATCATCGTGAGCCTGTTGAGTTAATTCTGCTTTGTAAGTTTCTTCAGCAGTTTCTATACTTATAAACTCTAACACCTTCCACATATTAGTACTATAAACACTATCTAAAGGAGTAAGTTTTTGTTTGTTAAAAATACCTTTTTCAGCAATTTTATAGGCTTTATTTTGCCAGTAAAGATTCCTAACAATGGTTTCACTTTTCGTTCCTGTGCTTTTACCTTTTTTTCCGTCAAAGATGTTAGCATAGATTCTTGTAACTTGTTGATATGATCTTGCAAAAAAAAATAACCTTTGTAAGCCTCTGATACTGTTAGATTCTCAAAAGTACTTGCTCTAATATCTATTACATCTTCATTATACTGCTCATTCTCTGATTCTCTAAAAAGTATTGCAGTAATTTTAGATAAATAACTCCACTTTCTATACTGCTTAGATTGAAACAAAGTAGATAAAGCTTGAGATTCTGCAAAATGTTTATAAGTAGCACCTCCTAACATCTTTTCGATACCTCCAGCAGTTTTAACAGAATTAATTAACTTATATTCTTTATCAAGTAATTTGATAGTGTCAGATGTTCCTATGTCATCTTGTGAAGGCTCTCCTAAAAACTTAGCCGTAATATTAAATATTTCTATTAGGCTTATCTCATCAGCTTTGTTAACACTTATCTCAGATTCTAAAAACTCACGAGGTATATCGCTAAAAAGCTCAACCCAATCAATATAGAAATCAAGTAGTTTTAAATCACTTACAGGCTCTGGCTTATCAGAATAGATATAATTAGATAACCATTTAGGCATAGAATTAATATAATCCTGTGCCCTAGTCATATTTTTAATGGTGTTATCTTGCCATTCGTTTCTGATGTAATATGGTTTATCGAGGATAGTTACTTTTAACATTAGTTAATTATATTTCTAGCAATAAATATTAAATCTTGTTTTACTTTTCCCAATCTAGCACATGCAACAGTACTTAGTTGCTTGTTTCTTTCTTCTTTAATAGTCTTATCAATAAACTCTGCTATCTCAGTTAGTTTATTATTTAAATCCTCTTTTACAGGCTTCTTAGCCTCTTTTTTAACCGCTGGCTTTTTAGCCTTTACTATTTTCTTTTCCATGTTGTAAATATAATTATTTATTTAAAAAGATGGGTAAGCCTTGCCACCTGCCCAAAGTTTTTACTATGAATAAAAGCCTCTATTGCTTTTGGTGCATGTTGATAACCGTTTCTATGATGCCAGGAGTCTGTTCCTGATGGACTTCTTAAATACTCAACTGTTACGCCTTGATAATCTTTACCACTTTTAAACTTAGTAACATCTTTATGATGAATATGATGTAAATAGATATACCTATAAAAAGTATTCGCCCATTGTAAAGGAGCTTCATTAGCCATTAATAACGGCATATCAGCCATTTTAGCACCATCACCATGAGAAGAGCCTATTAAGTTTTTACCATAGATGAAATACTTTCTATGCGAATTACTAACATCAAAAGTAATATTCTTATGTTTCCTGAACCAACAAAAAATACTATCAGCCAACATAAAGCCACTAATATAGTCATGATTACTAGGATTATGTACTATATGAACATCCGCAACATTAACTAACATTTCTATGATCTTAATGTATAAATCTCTTGCTATCTCATAATTTTTATACCACATTCCATCTACATCTTGAGTAGTACCTGCACTAGTGCTCTTATTTGCGTTATCAATGTGTAAGACATCATTACCAATAATAAATAGTATCTTATCTATTGGGAATCCTTTTGCTTTGCTAAGAATACCATTTACACCTTCTAATGCTCTTTTAACTCCTATATCTGAGTTGTAAGAATCCCCTGTTTCTGATTTATCTGCTAACTTTCCTATGTGTAAATCTGCTATATCAATTACTAAAAGATGTTTATCTGTTATATGCTTTCTCTTTAGCTTTTTATAAGCAGGAGAGTAATTACTCATTTCAGTAATAAACTTTGCCCTCATCTCATCAAATGATATAACACCCTCTTTATTTTTTATAAATATAGATGCCTCTTTAGTTTTTAACCATCCATGACTCCAGTTTGACTTAGGATTAAAGTTTGATTCTTCTAGTTTAGATTCAAAAACACTATGTGTATAATGCTTTTTTATAAAATCGAATATAGTTCTAGAATGTATTTCAAAATCAAATTCATTTTTTAAATGCTCTGAGATGATTCTGCAAGATTTGCCTTTTTGTTTTAGGCTAAATATAATCTCTTTGTAAGGCTCTAGCTTACTTAACTTACTCATTTAGTAATGTTTGGGTTATAATATAGTGTTTTATAAGAACAAAAAAAAAGAGGCTGATAAAACCTCTTAAAATAATGTGTATAAAAATTAAAATAATCTAACAAATAAAAGCCCTAAGTGAGTTATTAACAAGTGTTAACAATATTATAAACGCAACCTACGGCAGTCGCTCAAGCTCGTTTATAAGGTTGTTAGGCACAATAAAAAAATACTACGTTCGAGCATCTAAAAAAGAATGGCTTGTGTAGTAGGTTTGTAACCTGCATCATAGTTTTTGTTTTGCCCTTTTGGATATGGTTTCGTTTCATATTTTAATCTTTTTAACATTTGTTTTTTTTGTTTCTTATTACCTATAAAATAAAAGTACCTATGTTTTAAACTTACATCTCTACTATCACAATCTTTGTATATTTTATCTAAATCATTTACACTTCTTGTTCCGTGTCTATCTGCTAAAGATTTATTGCTCATCCAATTTCCGTCTATAAAATATTCTTTACCGCCTGTTTTGTTTGGTAATCCTGTATAAATCCAATTTGTAGCTTGGTATATGTATCCATTGTGATTTTGCCTTGTGTCAGAATAAGAAACAATAATCATTGGCTTTGGTAATAGCTTAAAACATTCAGAAACAAAAAAAGATAACACGTTTTTTTCTAAATCATCATTTGTTATTAGTCTATTCAATTCAACTACTTTTACATTTTCAATACCAATACAAATATCATTTGAATCATTAAAATTAACAGGAGGTTGCCCAAAAGAACAAACCCCAACTACATAACCATCATTATTAAAAAGAGCAAAACAAAAACTTATACTTGGTATTCTATAAGCATAATGCTTTTTTAAAAACCACTCTTTTACTACTTCTGTTTTTGTACTTTGTACTTTATATTTATCTTTTATACCCATTTGCCGTATTTTTTAAAAGTGCCTAACAAGGTGTAAAAGGCATTAAAAAGCCTCTTACACTAATCGTTAATTCTCAATTCGCAAATTAAAAAATATGAGCATTACCTTTTAAAAAGTTTTCGCTCTTTGGCTTTAGTTTCAGGAGCTTAATAATATTCTCTTTGCTTAACTCTCCATAGATTTCTAGTAGGTCATTATAATATCCAGCAGGCTCATGAATGTATCTACCATGAGTTAACTTTCCTAATCTTCTGTAATTAGCAATATCTAAATATATTAGTTTGCTTAATAAATAATCTTTAGTTAAATATTCCATATTATTTGCTTTTAAATAGGTTTTTAATAAATAAATAAGCCTTTTCACAATAGAATAAACAGCTTGTAAATATTGATAATAATACTAGTAAAAACATAAAACTGTTTTCGTTTTTAATCTTAAATCTTTTGTCTTTTTTCATGATTGATTAGTTTGTTTTGTAAATCAAATATAATAATAAAATTGTATTACAAAATAAAAACTTTATGCTATTGCTCTCACTTTCTTTCTTCTGTTTGTATTCTTGTCAATTGCCATAACTAATACATCAACTTGATCATCGTGATTACCATTAGGAAAAGCTTTTAATTCATTTAAGAAACTATCAATATATCTACCATCTAAAAGGCTAACTCTACCACTTTCAACAAATGCTGATACACTAGATGCCCTGCTTACTTTGTCCTGTACTGGAGGCTTATCCTCCATTACATTTAAACCTGTTGACCTTTTAAGCATCTGTACTATACTTTTACCACTTGCTTTAGGCTCCACATAAATACGGCTTCTATTTGTATAACCGTTCATCATTGCAAAGCTTTCTATTTCTTTTATTAGTTCTGGGAACTCTAATCTAACTGCTCTAACCTCTCTTATGTATAAATCATTATTATGGAAAGCAGCACATAGCATAGCAGTTGCGTCATTCTCTTGCTTATTAGTATAAGCAGTATCTAAATAGAAATTCCATTTCAAATCAGAGGCTCTTAAATTATGAGGTAACTCTTTGATAATATTGAACCAATCACCTTTAAAAATACCTCCTTCACTAGGAGATGGTATTTGTGAATATTGACCTGAATAACCATAACTCCCTAAACCTAGTTTAAAGCTTTCTAATGTTGTTCTAGATAACCTTTCAGGAAACAATAAACCATCTACATAATTCTTCTTTAATTCTTTTGGTCTTACAATATCAGATACCTCAGCAGGTAAGCAAATATACTCCCAATTATGAGGCTCTTTCTCTAATAGCATTCCTGTTAAATCATTTTCATGTAGTCTTTGCATTATAACAATAAAAACACCTATATCAGGATTGTTTAAACGGCTTCTTAATGTTTCATTAAAGAATCTATTTGCATTATCTCTTTCAATATCTGACCTGGCTAGTTGTGGATTCTGTGGATCATCAATAACAATAATATCAGCACCCATTCCTGTTACTGTTCCACCTGTACTAGTACTATATCTTAAACCACTATTTGTAGTTGTGTATCTAGATTTAGTATTCTCATCTTTGGATAACTTAACATTAGGAAAATGGCTAATAAACCAATCAGACTCTATTAATCTCCTTGATTGTGTTGATAATGTTATTGATAGGCTTGCTGAATAAGATGAGCTAATAAACTGAATAGAGTCTTTAAGAATCCAACAATAAACACTAAAAAAAACATTCACTAATTCACTTTTTAAAGTTCTAGGAGGTACATTAATTAATAGATGTTTGTTTCTAGGCTTTCCCTCTACTATCCTTATAGCTTCTTCTTGTAGTCTTTCACAAAGGTATTTAATATGCCAGTTAGGAGTAAGTTCTTGACCGTTATGGATAGTTTTAAAAGCCTCTAAAGTAAATTCATAAAAAGAAATACGATATAATTCAGATTCAGCTTTTATCAGGTCTAAGCTGTTTAATAATGTCTTTAAGTGTTGACTCATCTAATTTACTGTAATCTATTTCTGTTTTGTTTTCTGTTTTTACATCTGCATCTATTTCCGTTCTTGATAATTTGGGTAATATGTACTCCCCTAAACTAGTAACTAATTCAATAGCTTTTGCTGGATTGCTTTCTGCAACTTGCTCAATCCAATCCTGAAACTGACTAACATTATTTTCAACAAACAACTGAAAAGAATCTCTAAGCTCTTTTGTAGTCTTATTAGGACTACCTTTTCTAGAGCTTTTTTTTGCTGATTCCCTTGCAGCATCTTTATTTTTATAATTATACGGCATATTTACTTTTAGCTACTTTTAGCTACTTTAGCTAATATTATAATTTTTTTATCTTCTATATCTATCTGTTATATCGTGATTAGGATTATTATTTATAAAAGTTGTTTTAGGCTTTTTTTCTACTTCTATTGCATGAAGATAATATCTAGTTATCCCATCATAAGGTTGTCTAAAAGCGACTACAAAAATATTGTTTTTATCAATCACTTTATGCTTAAAACCTTTATAAATAAAAATGTCATCTATTTTTAATGTACCTGCTTCAACCATTTTAACTAATATAATAAAATTTAATTATTCTTAATCAAAGTATTGTTTTTGTAATGTATGATTAAATTCTTTAGTCAATTGTTGAATAGTATTAACCATGCTTATCTGTTCAGTTTTATACATTTCTTTTTCTATTGGTAGTATTTTTTTTTCAAGTTCTTGAATAAATCTATTACAGTAATATTTCATTTCTTTATTATAGATATTAGTTTCTTTTAAGTCATCAATATCTTCTAGTAATGAGATTCCATTTGCTAAAAATCTTAATGCTGTTAATCTTAGTTGTTTTGTTTTATTTTCCATTTTTGGCTCTTTGTTCATTAATCTTTATTTTGTTTTTTATTTCTTTTTCAATATCAATATCATAATGTTTCGCCATATTTAAACATACCATTATAACATCAGCTAACTCTTCAGGTAAATTGCTGTACTGCCTAGGTCTTAAAGCCTCTTTAGTTAACTCTTCTACTTCTTCTTCAAGTTTATCTAAAAACTCAAAAAGCGTAGTAGTAGGAGTAATAAAACCCCTATCTACTATACTTTGGTAATTGGTACTTATTATTTCTTTCATTAGAATAATGTTAAAACTGAGTTTTTTTCTAAATCAAAAGCTTTATGATTATGTACATTCATATTAAAATAACTGTTTTTCAATTCTATATTTATGCTTTTTCTATCCATTTTTAAAGCTTGGCATCCTTCAGAACCAACCCCACCAAAAGGACTAAAACAAACATCGCCCACATTAGACCATAACAAATAACAGTTTCTAATAACACTTAACTGAGTAGGAGTCATGTGTTTTTCATCTTTATTAGCTTTTGCTTTTCTAAAATTAGAAATAACATCAGACTCATTAATATCCATCCATACTGGCTCTGCTAGTTTACACCATAAATCGAAATCAATATCATTTTTTATTTTAACTTCATTATCTCCAGGCTTTCTAAATGTTATAACATAATCAGCTAGTCCAGGTCTATTAATTGAACTATCTCTTTTAGTTTGTCCATGCATTAATTGAACATTTTTAGTTCTAACGGCTGCTAGTTGTGGATTCTTTCTTATCATTTTTTCAGCATGAAATATAAAACCACTTTCCTGAAATAATCTAATTAACTCTCCTCTAAAATCTACTATTGATAAAAAACCATCTTTCCCAATTGATGTAGTTCCTTGTTGAATATGCATCGATAATAACCTTCCATTTTTTAAAACTCTAAACAACTCAGGAACTAAATATCTAAAATGATTATAAAACTCATTGTCACTAGTTACATTTGATAAATCTCTAGGGTCATCAGAGTAAGTGTATAAGTCTTTAAATGGAGGTGAAAAAAATGAATAATCTACACTATTACTTTTAATTTTTTTTATTTCTTGATTACAATCACCATTTATAAGCCAATAGTTTTTCTCTTTAACTTCTTTTTCTTTAACCGTTATTATTTCTACTTCAGATTTGTAATTTGAATTGCTAGAGTATTTTGCCATTTCTTTTTGTTTTTCTTTATGTTTTTTTTCTTTTTCTAAAATTGACTTTCTTACATTCTTTTGTGATTCAGGTACTAATAAATGAACTTTTACTTTTTGCTTTTGTCCAAATCTATAACATCTTCTAACAGCTTGATAAAATTGCTCAAACTTAAAGTCATAACTTGTAAATATCATATTATGGCATTGCTGGTAATTCATACCAAAAGATGCTATTGATGTTTTTGTAATTAACCTTTTAAATTCTTCTCTAGCAAAACCATTTAAATTATTAGCTTTTACTTCAGGCTTATCAGAACCTTGCACATTAATACTATCGATTAAAATTTTATTTAATTCTTTTGCTTCATCATTTTTTAATGTCCAAATTATAAACTGTTCATCAGGATTATTATTAACAATATCACTAGTTTTAGATATTCTTTCATTTAAACTTCTTTTTAAGTCTTTATGTAAATCAGTAGCTGATACAGCGACATCACCAAAAAGATTATTGGTATTATTATCTACTGGAATAGTATGCTCGATATATTCTATCTCAGGTAAATCATAACCATCATGATTAAAGCCTAATGTTTTAGGATTATCTATTGAAATACTCCAAGTACAAGTATATTTCCAAAAGTCATCGATTGCATGCTTTCTTAATCTCCACTTATCATTACTTTTAATTTTTTGGTCTTGAACAAAAAACATAGACTTCATATTGTCATATGTATCAAATCCTAAAAACTCTACATGTTGCCCTAGTTCCATGTGATCATTAGGTGAAGGAGTAGCAGTACATGCTAACTTGTATGGAGTCATTTTAAAAGTATCAATAATAAACCTTGATAGCTTACCATCTCTACCTTTTAAGATACTAGATTCATCTAATACTACTCCAGAATAAATAGATGTATCAGTATTTTTAAGCTGTTCATAGTTTGTAATATCAAAGCTGTCTAAGTTAATATTAAACTTTTTAGCTTCTCTTTTTGTTTGCTCAACTACTGCTAATGGAGCTAGTAATAAAACTTTTTTATTTGTGTAATTAAATACTTCTTCAGCCCAACTTAACTGCATTAAAGTTTTACCTAAACCGCAATCAGCAAATACAGCAAATCTACCTTTTTTAAGTGCTATTTTTACAGTATATTTTTGAAAGTCAAATAGGTTTTTATTTAGTTGTTTTTCGTCTATATCAAATCCGCTTGATATGTGGCTTTTCTCTTTTGTTTTTAAGAACTCTTGATAATCCATAACCTATAAATAATACTGTTTAACTTTTACAAATTCACCATACCTGTTAGGTACATCTAACCATTCATCTTTAATTTCTTTACCCTCTTTTCTAAGGTCGCATATTCTTGATGCTAGTCTATAAATTCCTAGCTGTTGCCATGCTTTTAAAGGATTGATTTTTTTACCTTGCTCCAGATAATTCAGAAGTCTTTTCTTTTGATTCATAATAATTGTTTGTTTAGTTAATGCAATAATAATAATAAAAACTTAATATTAAAACTTTAAAGATTGATTCTCTAAAGTTAATTTATAATTTACTTCTCTAAGGTTTCTATTTTCTTCTTTTAATCTTTTTATCTCTTCTTGTAGTG